AAATATATTTGAACTTGTACCATCTAATAATAAATCTTCTTGATTATCTTTTACAAAACTTTGTGGTGTGTTAGTTTCTATAACTCCACCCATGCCAGAGTGATTAACACAATAATAATAAAGGGTTGGAGCATTTTCTGCTATTTCAATCTGTATAAAAGCACCTTCTTGACCAGATGATATTGTTATATCATTTCTAGTTACTCCTACAGTATATTCAACACCAGATGCGTGAGTACCATTTGGTGTTGTAGAAAATCTTAGTTGATGATTATTTGTTGAAACCTCATTATATAAAGAACTATCTGATAGATCGAAACGATATATATTACCTTCTACTAATTTTAAACTTTTCTGCTTTACGTTATCTATCAAATAAACATTAGCAGTATCGGCATCGTTTCTAACTACTTTAACTTTTACATCTATAAATCTTTTTGCTGGTGTGCTTATAGATGTTCCGTTTAAAATAATGTTATCTTCTGGTTGACCAATAATATCTTGAGTATCTTCCATGAGGATATTATGACCAGCAAGTCCTCTAGTATTTTCTTCAACAAAAGGTGCATTGTAAGCTGTTGATTGTTCATGTCTTATTTTTACAATATCCTCTAAAGTAATATCTAATTGTTGAGTAGTAGGGTTCCAAGATTTAACTGTACCTGTATGAGTAGTAAGAGCTTCATCTACAGTAAAAGTACCTGTAACATCTTTTAAAACAAAGTGAGCTCTGAAACGCATATCTGGTAAATCAGACGAGTCATAATCAAAACCAGAGTCATTTATTTTTAATGATTCAACAGCACCAATATCTTTTGTAAGTGCTAAAACTTTTGCATCTGAACCACTAGCAGTTTCAAAGGAAATAGTAGGAAGAGTTTTATAACCTTGACCTTTGTCATTTAAAAATATTTTATTAATAGATGATGCTATACTATTTTCAAAAGTACCTGGTTCTAAAAAGATTTGATCGTTATCATCACCAAAGGTATCTAAAGTATTTTGTGTTTCATCTGTAATAATTCTATCACCTGCATCAGCTCCACCTGCAGTTGTTCTATCTAAAATAATTTTATCATTTTCTACAACGGGGTAAGAAACTTGAGTGTCACCATCATATGTTGTTGATGGCGGATCAGCAACTCCATAGTTTCTTTCTGTATCTGGCATGTAAAAAACTTTGCCAGGAAATTCTAAAAATCTAAACGGGTTAGAGTTATCTGTGCCTCCAGCCGCAGCCGCAGTTAAAAATAATGGAAAGTAATAACCTTTCTTTCCACCACCAAGTTGTTGTTCACCATCAACAACAGTTTCACCAGTGGCAAGAATATAATAAGGACCATTACTCTCTTCGTTAGATTCTAATTGTATATTAAATTCTTCAGAGCTTTGTGTTGTTCCTACTTCTCTCAATAGTTTACCTGATGTTGTATCTGTGGCAGTTTCTAATTCTATACCACCACCAAGTATTGATATGATACCTTCGGCTGCATTAATACCACCACCTGTAGAAAAAATTGCTTTCTCACCAAGTCTATAACCAGTACCTGCTGTTTGAATAAATGTATCTGATACTGAACCTGATTTTAAACTGTTAACTAATACATCTGCAAAACCATTTCCTTTGTCAGTATCAATAACAGTTGCTTCAGACTCCGAGTGTAGAATACCATCATTAGTTAAGTTTGTTGTATTAACAATTGTTTTAACAACAAATTCTATTTCAAGATCAACTAGATTTGATATACAAGTTATTGTTTCACCTGTTTCAAAAGTAGCACCTTGAGACTCATCTTCTAAAGCAAATTCTATTACAGAGGTTGTACCTTGTTGGAATGTAGATGCTGACGCAACAACAGCTGTCGCACCAGAAGTTTGACCAGTGATTACTTTATTAACAGCTTCTTGACCTGTTGCGTTACCTGATGATGCAACTCTAATTAAAGTTTGATTACGCCAATTACCATCTGATACTCGTAACATGTTTTCATTAGGATAAAATATTTCAGAGTTTTCATTAAGTAATATTTTCATAAAGGTCTTATGACCTTCTTTAGTTCCTTTTGCTGAATATAAGTCTCTAATATTTTTTACTAATTTTCTTTTAGATACTTCAGTCGCTAAACTATTTGGAATAGTCGCCATAAATGATTCTCTAACTTGGTCAAAGAATTCAAATAAAGTATTGTCTGTATCTGCGTAATCTAAAAGTTGTTGAATGTTTTGTACAGGGTTTGCTTTGTAAGTAACAATCTTGGCTTCTGCACCAGATGTTAGACCAGTGATTGTTTCACCGATTTGAAATCTTTGGTTGGCCGTAGTATATAAAGAAACATTTCTAACATCCTCAACAATTACTTTTGCCTCTGCACCTGATGTTTGACCTTTTACAGTTTCACCTGCTGTATATTCTGTACTGTCTTCTAAAACTATTCTATCAACAGCCGCACCAAGTATTCCATTTTCAGATAATAGATATTGTTTTGTTTCAGGTTCTAGAATTACATAGTTTGTAGAAAAGTCTAAAGTTATTTTAGCAGACTCTAAAAATGTAAAGTAGTCTTCAACAAAATCTTTGAAGACAGTATGATCTGCTCTTACAAAGTCAGGTAATTGACTTTCTATTTGTTGGGAAACTTTGTTTATTAGTTTTGGGTCATTAGACATAGCAACTCATTCTAGTACGAACTACCTGAACTACCAGAGTTTGAGCTTGACGATGTTGTAGTGCTACCCGTTGTTGTGGTTGTAGTTGTTGTTGTCGTACCAGAACCTGATACATTGAAAGATGTACCAGAAGTAGCAGCGCTATCGATTTGACCTGTTATGGTAGTGTTAGTAAAGTCTATTTCTAATAATTGATTTCTTACAGGCACAATATCATTTGATGCTGGTGTAATAATTAATCTAATTGAAGTTGATGCAACATCATCAACATTTGAGATAGCAGTAATATTAATATTGTTAATAGATATGTAACCAGAAGTATAATCTATTGTTCCAGCTTCATTATCAGCATAAGATCGAGTAGTGCCAATCAATGCAAATCTTCGAAGGTTACCATTACCATCATCATCAAAAAAATATTCTGTGGTTGTATCTGTACCAACTTTAAAACCAGAAGAAGATAACACACCACCAGTTGCTTTTAGATAACCGTCCTCTGGGTGAAACATTGCATTGTTAAATGCTACATTGTAAGATTTAGTTGTACCCATGTCTGGTGTAAAATCTTTAGATAGTTTTACAGTGGTCGTATTATTTAAAATTGCTGGGTCTGACTCATCAATTAATTTAGAAACTGCTGATGCTCTATATTGACCATTAAAAGTTTGTAGAGTAGAAGAGTTGTAAGTAGTCAATGTTGTATTTACAGCACTTACTAAATCTGTATTTAATTTAGTAGTCGCTGATGAGTCGTAATTAAATGTAGTAGTTAATCTTAATTTAGTTGTCTCTGGGTCAACAATAACAGGTGTGATTGATGCAACCGTGTATGGTGCCAAGTCAGTAATCAATTGTGTTTTTTGTGCTGATGTTAAGTTGGCACCAGTAGTAGATTTTACAGAGATAAAAACTTTACCATACTCTGGTGTTGAAGTTACACCAGTTGATGAATTGAACGAACCAAGTTCTCCACCAAATACTGAAACGGCTTGTGTTTGTGCAAATAATCTTTTTACATAAACTTCATAGTCACCTGTGGTTACACATCTACCTTGTGATGCATAATCTAAAGGTGCATTTAATTTTATTGAATTAATTGTTTCTGGTTCTGCTCCACCAGTAGCTCTTTCAACAGTTGTCAAAGTAATATCAGTTACACCATCAATGGCAGATGGTGGCGTAAATATAAAAGCACCATTTGCATCTGATTTATTTGTTACAACATATTGTAGTATAACTATGTTACCATCATCAACAGCTTTAGAAACAACATCATCGCCAAAGTAAACTTCGTGTCTTCCGTTTTCTATTTCTTGTAAGTAGTAAACAGTAGAGTCAGAAGCAAGTTGAGTTATGTCTGTTGCTTTTGTATAAGTTGTGGTTGTTGTATCAGTAGTAGAGTTTTGTACTTTAACTGTTAGTGTAGAGGTATCGGCTCTGTTATCTCTTAAAATAAATTTTTGTTCTAGGTCCGAAGTGTTTACTGTATATCTTGAAGTAACATAAGTACCTTCATAAACTTTTTGTGAATCAAAGTTTACAGAGTTTCCAAACTTAGCACCAGTCACATCAGCAATAGTAACAAATTGATAGTTAACACCATCAAGTGTAGTAGTAAATGCTGTACCTGCTGGCATTGTTTTAGATGTTGAGTCTGTTTTGAGAGAAACATTTATGATTGCCATCGGTGATGTTGCTGATCTGATTTCGTATCCTAGAGTTTTTGCATGTGATACAGCTGATGATCTCAATGATGCTGTATCTAAAAACATTTCGTTGGCCAACATGTTTGCGTTGAAACCTAGATAGTGTGTGTTGTAAGCAAGTGTATCTAATAGAACATCGATACCAGAACCATCGAAGTCATAGTCCTTAAATTCTTCTTGAGCTTTTAAATATATTTTTAAGTTTGCTTTGATTTGGTCAAAGTCTAATTCTGTAACTCTTAAATTTCTTTTCTTTGTAGTCGTTGCCATTATCGTATTCTCTCTAGCATGATTGATATATCAACTAACTCAGTCGGTGCATTAACAACAAAGAAAGAAACTTGTACCTCGTAAGCATTCCTATCCATGTTTGGTATAGCTCTAACTGATTGCAATCTTGCTCTTGGTTCAAAGTTATTAATTACATCTTCAACTTTTCTTGCAATAATATTAGCTACAATAGGAGTCATGTTTTCAAATAACATATCTCTCACTCCACCATGTATTTCAGGGTGAAATGGTTTCTCGTATTCGTTAAGTAAAACTAGATTTCTGATTGATCTTTTGACCGCTTGTATATCTTCAACTCTAGACACATCTGAATCTGTTCCTCTTTTTCCAAAGAACAAATCTAAATCACGATATATCCTAGCAGATTTATTGCTAGAGTTTGTTAATTGAGCGTCATTGCCCAATCTGCCTGGTCTTGATGCCATCGAAAAAATCTCCTACTACTTTTATTATTTATACAAAAGTTAAGAGATTAGTCGCCAATGATTACTGATTTAGAAGCAGTTTCTATTTTGTTTGAACCATCAGAACCTGAGATTCCAGCAGGGTCATCGCCAGTATCTACTGTATCATCTAGACGAGCTGCACCTTTAGTTCCGCTATTAAGATTAATTGTATTTGCATCCATAGTAGCATCACCCGTCACGTTTTGATCGTATGTTCCTTTGATATTCTCTACCACGTTACCATCGACTTGTATATTCCAATTACCTTTAACATAAGTATTGCAATTAGAATCTATTGTAAGATTTACATCACCTTTAACATTTACAAACTCTTTGCCCGCAACTATTTGATAGTTGTCGCCAACTATTCTTGTAACTTTATTTCCGTCTGCGTCTATCTCGTAGAAAGTACCTTTTCTATGATACTCATGAATTCTTTCTGTACCAACAGAGTCATCATATTCTTTTATGTGACCAGATGATGTTTCTCTTACATTGTTATTAGGATATATGGCTGCGTAAGTAGATGCTGGTTCATCAAAAGTCTCATCGGAATTAGCAATTGGTATTGTTTTGCTTCGGCTTTCTTCCTTAGTTGTTAATACTGTATGCGATAAATCTGTTTCATTTCTTGCAAGTCTATTAACATCACTCTCAATAAATTGTGGGTCTGTCGTAAAGTCTTGGTCATCTTTGTTTGTACCATGACCAGAACTAGAATTTTTCTTTTCGGGGTAAACATCATTAGGGTCTGAGTAACCAAATCGATTATCTTTGTAAGAAGGTTTGCCTTTGAGTGTTCCCATGACCACTGGGTTCTGCATCTCGTTTGCATCCATAAAGAAACCAACAACCCAAGTGCCATTCAGTATCGTATTGAACTGTCCGACCCCTTGCATTGATGTATCATTTGTAGGACTCATCACGGTCGCCCAGGGTAAACTGTCTGTAGGAATATCTGCTAGGTCTTTTGTATGAAAACCATACACTCTTACCTTGACTCTTCCTAGTTTGTCGGGGTCGTTGTTGTCTTCTACAACTCCCACAAACCATTTGAAGCCATCTAGACCCATGAAGTGCTGAGGATTTTTTGCCATTATGTGTATATTTAGTACACTAACACATAATATTTTATGCCAAGCTCCTTGACAATTTCAAGTATATCAAGCAAATTCTCTTGCTTGAAATCGTGTGTGATATAATTCTGTGGCGTTTTATAGAGTATTATTCTCACGATCTCGCCATTGTTTTCTTAATGTGATGTAGTACTCGTCTTGCGTACATAAATCTCTGAAGAGTTTGAAACGCTTCGCCGCTTTTGCTTTTTCACTCGTTGCCCAATCATTTTCTTGCGGTAATACTTTACCATTTTTGTATTTCTTGCCATCTTTGTGATTTGCATACCTCCTTGCTCTTGTAAAACCCATCTCTAAAAACTTTCTACACATATCCATACCGACAAAATCTTTCTCTAATCTGTAGTCAAGATACATATCAAATATTTTTTGAGACGAAACTTCGGCTTCTTTGAGTGTTTTAAATCGCCAATGTTTACAAATATTCTCTGTATAGGGTCGAACCAAGAGTACTCCTTGTTCGCCACGACCAATTCTATATCGTCTATCGTTTGGTCTAAACAATGTGTTCTTGTAATCAAAATCGTAATTAAATTCTTTCATTATCTCTTCCGTTTATTAAAAAAATTGATTATCTCGCTCTCTTTTGTGACTTCCCAACTATGATATATGTTTCCAGCGACCATTAATCTCTCTGTCTCACTCTCTATGATGGGTACCTCGTGTTGTACATGACCAGGAAATACGATCAGGTCACCACGTTTCGGCCAAATTTTTTTATTCGCTGTGGGAAAAATCAATGGTGAACTGTCTTTTGTATCCGTTAGATAGTAACCAAATGCGTAGGTGTACGGCCAATGACTATGACGTTTGGTGGATTTTCCCTTGTTATAGACGATACCCCAAGACTCTCCGACAATTAGATTCGAATTAAATAATCTCTGACTTAGATGTTTCGCTACACGACAGGCGATACCTCCAATGAGACGAAAACTCTCGTGTTCCTCATGCATACGCCAATCCGTCATGTAGGATTTGACATTACTTGTCATCACGACCCCGACATTCTCCCTTGTCGCTAACTCTAGATCAATATGTGCATTGACGGTCTGACCTGTGTGTCTCTTGATATCGATACTTTCCATTTCGGATAGGACATTCGTATGTGAAAATGGATAGGTCTCTGTGACCTCTATGATATTCTCTGAATTAAAATCTGATAATTTCATCCGCCGCCCTAAACATTCGAGTCCGATAAAACGCTTCGTTGCTCATCAAATCCGTTGCGTGTGACTATATAGGACACATCATCGAGAACCAGCACATCGCCCATCTGAGTCGATCTCGCATGAGTGACTATCGCATCGACCATCGATCCCTGATACCATGCGTTGTCTATATGTGTGGATAACATGTACGCTTTGGAAAGTGCGTCATTCGTATTCAGAGTATCCGATACATATACGCTTGCGACATGCGTAAATTTGTGACTATGCTCATCGTAGTGTCCGTGGTACACCTCGACCTTTTTAGTGTTAGTATATTTTGTATAGTTTTGTTCTAGTGTTGACATTCTGTATAAATCTTGTATTCACATTGCTGTAAAGAGTAATCATCGACACCTTGCCAAATTACATAAGGGCATCGTTGAGTTAGGCCCAGACAAGGCGAACACCCCTATCTGCATACACATAGGATAGTCTAGAGTGCTTTAGACACATCCGCTTTTTGTGTGTGTATTCATTGCTATGTCATATGCTGATTCCTCTCTCATTCATATGATTATACTATCAGATACGGACCGCTTTGTCAAGGCATTTAAGTGGTTGATTTATCGCTAGATTCAAGGGGGGTGGGGGTAGAGAACAAATAGAGAACATTAGGATACCTTAGAAACTATATATTGCATTTATAGATTACACACGACCTAGTTGTAAAGGCGGAATGGGGTGATTCTCTGAGTCGAACTCCTAAGGGTTGCCGAGGCCCCTACTTCCACCCCACACTCAATACTTGAGAACTTTCACCCAGAACAGGTTATGTGGGCCACAACATCCTTAAAGGAGCCTCGGCGTTAGATACTCGGCGCTTCTCATATCTAATCTATAACAGATGATTTCATTTCACTACCGAATATCAAAGCTCATTCTACCACAATGGAATATGTTTGTCAAGGGTTAATTTGGTGGACGCAAGAGATATCTCCGAGAATACTCTGAGCTATAGATACTATTACCCAGCACCCTCATAGTGATTATACCAAGGTTTACATACTTTGTCAAGGGCAAAGCTGTCGCAGGCTCTGTGTGTGTTCCTCTGAGTCCCTCTGAGATTCGCCGATAGGCCGCAGGATTTAAACACAAAGACCCTATATTCTTTCGAGCCTTTTTATTATTCTTCCGATTATGTGTATTTGTGATTGTTTCTATGCGTCCAAGAGAGGAATTGCATCTTGGTCTTGCATCTCATATAGAATCTTGTGATATCCCTCTTGAGTGGTAGTGTGTATGGTGTGTTTCTCTGTCTATTTCTTGCCATGTCGATCTCTCCAATACTTGCTCTTTTGCATACCGAGATAGTAGTTGCCTGGTTCATAATCCCACTTATGCCCATGATGACCCCTGATATCGCACCAGAGCATCCTTGCTTTGACTATGAGTTTTCTAATTGGTAATGGCATACAGCTACTTATATTTCTTTTCCGATTTTTCGTACACTACGCTAAAAAAATTATGCAAATCAGCGCTATGAGTGTTATACCTATCAGTTCCGTCATGATTATTCCCACACGTAGAATATGTGTTCCCCTATCTTTATTGTTTTGCGTTTCGTCTCGGCCCATTCTGGTGTCACATAGTCTGCGTGATAGTGCGTAGCGCCGAGCGTTATATCCTCTGTCGTTGATGAATTAGCGATGGCGGCGGCCATCATTGCGTTCTTCCATGCTTCCTGGTCG